ACCATGACGTTACCTGCTATCCACACCTCCGCTGAGTAGGCATTGTTCTTGCATGAGTCACACTTGCGCTGCCGCCGGATGCCGCCTGGCTGTTGCGCAGTGTTTATTACGTAGGTCTTTGATCCGCACTGCTGACATTTCATGGGCGTACCGCCTTGGCCATAACTTCTAGGCGCTCACGGGCGTCACGCAGGGCGCAGTACCGCTGGTGCAGGCGTTGCAGGTGAGAAGACCGGCGCTCGTTTAGCTGCTCTTCAGTCAGCAGCGCGAACACCTCGTCTTCGGACAGCGACGCCAAGACATCATTCAGGGCGCGCCAGCTTTGCTTTTTCATCTTCTATCCTCTGTTCAATGTCGTTGACCTGTTGCAGCGCCCGGTCGAACGCTTTAGCCATCTGGTTTAACTCCTTCTGGCGTATGCGTTCTTCGGTCTGCGCAACCTTTAGTTTGGCCTTCCAGTAGTCAAGTCTTCGCACGGCGTTCAGCCTCCAGTTCACGCAGGTCATTGGCGACGTCTGAGACGCCGTGCCAGTCGGATCGAGCGATCATGACGTGCAGGTAATCGATCAGAATCTCGCGCTGGATTTCAGGGTCTTTAAAATCAGTCATTTTGTTGCCTCCTTAGGTTTGTTGAATTTGGACATCGGGATTACTCGTTTGCCACCGTCTAACATCTCAATATGCACAAAGCCTTGCGAGCCCGCCCAGCAGCCGTAATACGCGCGGTTTAGCCCATCGATGTCGAACGCCATCTTCATGCCGTAGCACCAGCTGGGCCGGTCTTGGGTCAAAACCGTCTGCACATGAACGTCGTCGTAGGTCAGGTACGCAGGCTCGGCTGCGAACGCAGGTGCTGCCAATAATAAAAGTAGGTATCTCATGTGTTCTTATCCATTCTTGGCTTTCAGCTTGGCTTCAATTGCACGGGCAAAATAAACATCAGTCAAATTCCCATCATCACCATACGATTGCCTGTATTCCTCTAAAATTTCATCATCCGTCAGCCCTTGCCACTTGCGAAGCGTATAAGTGCGCTGCTGGCGCTGTGGTTCAGTGGTGATGTACTTACGCCCATCTGCGCCAACAATAATTCGTTCTTTCATTTCAGTGCCTCCATCGCTATGTCGGAAATTGCTCGTTTGTCGTGCAGTGCTGCCCAGATCTTTTCGTCAACTGTCTTGTCGGCGAGTAAGATATACACCCAGACGTCGTGCAGCTGTCCGGAACGGTGCAGTCGTCCAACCGTTTGCTCGTACAGCTCCAGACTCCACGGCAACGACAGAAATACCATGTGGCATCCGCCGTGCTGTAGGTTAAGGCCATGCCCGGCTGATTTGGGATGTACAGCGAGGAGTTCGATTTGTCCCGCGTTCCATCGCTCAATCGCTTTATCGTCGTCGAGGGTGGTAAGTTTTGGATAGCGGCGACGAAGTTCCGCCACCTCCTCCTGAAACTGGTAAACCAGTAGCGTATTCGCATGTTGATTCTCCTCCAATAGTTCGTCCAGTCGATCAAACTTGTGCCCACTAAACCACACCGCCGTCTTGCTATTGATGAACTGCCCCGGCACAGCAGACGCTACTCTATTGCTGTCGTACACAAAGCCAGACGCCATCTGTTGCAACTTTGATGTAACGGCTGCTGCGTTGGCAGCTAGTATCTCAGCAGTCGGAAACTGTACTACAAAGTCTTTTTTCATCTTCTCGTATGGCGCGCGGTCGTCCAGCTGACAGCGCAGCTCGACCACATGGCACTCGGGCAGCTTGTCCTTGTATTCGCCAGGCTCCAAGACGTAGGTCGCTGGCTTGATGCGCTGCATGACCAGCGGCAGGGCACCGGGGCGCGGCAGCCACTCGCCGAAGTCGCGGTTCATACATACAAAGTATTGCTGCAAGAAGGCACCCTTGGCGCGGCCTAAGAGCTTCTCATCCACGATCTTGCACTGGCCGAAGACGTCCTCAAGTCCGTTGCTGGTGAACGACCCAGTCAACCCCCAGCGTATCTTGAACTGGTCGATCACCTTGTGCAGCGCCTTGAAGCGTGTGCCTGACGGGTTCTTCAACTTAGTCAGCTCGTCGAACACGATGGCGTCGAAGGTTGACAAGTCCTGCTCGGCCAGCCAGCCGATGTTGTCGTAGTTGGTGACCACTATCAGGTCGCCGCTATCTAACGCTTCGTTACGTTCTTTTGGCGTTCCAATTGCCACAGCAAGCGTTAGTTGATGCGCCCACTTTGGCTGCTCAATCGGCCACACGTCCTTGCACACGCGCTTGGGCGCCAAGACAAGAAACCGGCTGGCGTGGCCGTCCAGAATCATGTCGCGCATAGCAGTCAGCGTGATAGCCGTCTTGCCTGCGCCCACGGGTGCCAAGATCATTGCCCGGTCACGCTCGTACAGGAAGTCAGCCGCTTCATCCTGGTAAGGTCTGAGTGTCAATCCACCCATCTATTTGCTCCTTCGTCCATAGGCACGCATAGTTCTGCTGCAACGCAGTAACGTCAGCGGCAAATCGTTTTTGTAATGGTGACAGTCGGCCACCTTTCGTTTTCAACTCCACAAACCACGTGGTGCCATCAGGCATACAAGCTAAGCGGTCACTAACCCCGCGTTGTGTGGGAGACTTGAACTTGTACGTCTTGCCACCGGCACGCTCGACTGTCCAGACAAAATAATTTTCGATCTCTGATTCACGCATGGCCGAAATATAAGGCATCAAAAAGTATTTGACAAGGATTATTTTAGGGTCTACAGTCGAGGCTCAATCACAAAACGGAGGTAAGGATGGATCACTCTAATGTTGTCGGCGGCTCGACCGCCAAACGCGTCATCAACTGCCCAGCGTCGGTCAAGCTGGTGCAGAAGATGCCACCCAAGCCATCGAGCGAGCACGCAGACCGTGGCACGCTGTTGCATAACGTCATTGCCGAGCTGCTTGAATTCGATAAGAAGCCAGAGCAGTGCATCGGCGCCCAGTACAAAGATCAAGTTCTGACACAGGAGTTAGTTGATGAGAAGATTATTCCCGCTCTCGAAGCACTCGACACCATTGACCCCGACAAGACGATGGAGTACATGGTCGAAACCCGAGTTAGCTATGGCGATTTTCTGCCTGGTGTGTTTGGTAGCACTGACCTACTTGGGCGTAAAGATAAACGCGCTGTCGTTCTCGATTGGAAGTTTGGCGATGGCGTATCTGTGGATGCTGAAAACAATCCTCAGCTCATGTTTTACGCAGCAGCCGCGATGAGAACGCCAGCGGCTAGCTGGGTGTTTGAAGGCGCTGAAGAAATCGAGTGCATCATCGTGCAACCCCCGATGGTGCGTCGCTGGGTCACCACACCCGCACGCGTTAAAGAGTTTGAGCAAGAGCTGCTGTACGCTGTGCGCTTGTCGTCATGGCCCGAGCCACCTATGCAAGAGGGCGACCACTGCCGTTGGTGCGCAGCGAAACCGATCTGCCCACGCATGACCGGGGCAACCGAACGTGCCTTGAAGGGTAAGCTGCTTGACATGCCAGTGCAGCAAATATCCGCCCGACTGCAACAGGCTGAGATGCTGCAAACCTACATTAACGATTTGCAAGCATTAGCGTTTCAGATGCTTGACAAAGGTATTGAAGTGCCAGGCTACAAGTTGGTTGCCAAGCAGGGGCGGCGCCAGTGGGTAGAGAAAGCCAAGATTGAAGCATGGGTAGACGCGAACAACATCAAAGACGCTTACGAGCCTGTAACAATTAAATCACCGGCGCAGCTTGAGAAAGTCTTGAAAAAGGCTAAAATAGAATTTCCCGCTGACATGGTCGTATCTGTGTCGTCGGGCGATACGTTGGCTGCGGACTCTGATCCACGGCCAGCGGTGTTGCAAATCGGGAAGCAGTTGACTGCTGCCCTTTCTAAAATCCAATAGGAGTAAAGTAATGTCAAATCTTGTTAATTTCAAAGGTGCAAACCTTCCAGCAGTAGCCTCCCTCACCACCGCTTTGCGTGCGCTTGATACCGCCGCAGGCCCAGCAGGTTCTGTCATCATCAAGATGGACAAGACCGGTCACTGGGTGTTCGGCGCTGACCAAACCGAAGTTGAGGGTGACTCGACTTGGGCGGTCAACCCGTTCTCATTCATCCACGGCTTTATCGCCTGGGGTGACGGCGAAGTGTTGGGTGAGAAGATGGTGTCGGTGTCAGAGCCGCTGCCAGAGATGGACGCTGCACCACCCAACGCCAAGCGTGGTTGGGAAGCGCAGATCGGCATGTCGCTAAAGTGTCTGTCTGGCGAAGACAAAGGCATGGAAGCGCGCTACACAGTAACGTCCGTTGGCGGCAAGAAGGCTGTTCAGGCGTTGGCAGTAGCGATTGCCGAGCAGGTCGAAAAAGACCAGAGCAAGCCCGTGCCTGTCGTGCATCTGAAGAAAGATCACTACACGCACAAGTCGTACGGTCGCATCTATACGCCGGTGTTTGAAGTCGTCGAGTTCGTCTCGATGGACGGCGAGTCGGATGCGCCAGCAGCAGAAGCCGAAGCACCGGCTGAAGCGGCGCCAGCAGGCCGTCGTCGTCGCGGCTAAGTAGTTACGGGGGAAAGCGGATGCCGGGCAGTCAACGGACGCAGCGAGTACCCCACCTTTCAATGGCTCTGGTCATCTAATCATCAGGTTTTCCTTGGTCGGTTCGGCCTGATGAGGCGGTGACCGGAGCCACCCTCTCTAAAATAAAAATATGTCCATTCTCTGGCTCGACTTTGAGACACGCAGCCGCTGCGACCTGTCCTCTAAAGGGGTTTACAACTATGCGCAAGACGCCTCAACTGATGTACTTTGTATGTCCTACGCGTTTGACGACGATGACGTTAGTACGTGGCGGCCCACTGATCCATTTCCGCAATCCGTGCGCGATCACACCGGACGCATCTACGCGCACAATGCCGCCTTCGAGCGCCTCATCTTTTACTACGTCCTACAGTGTAACTTTCAACTCGAGCAGTTCTACTGCACCGCTACACAAGCGCGTGCTAACTGCTTACCTGGCAGCCTTGAAGACGTCGGACGCGCCATCAGCAGCAACATGCGCAAAGACCACCGAGGAAGCCAGCTTATCCGACTACTTTCCATCCCTCGCGCTGATGGATCGTTTAACGATTCGCCAGACCTGATGGCCGAGATGGTCGCGTACTGCGAGCAGGACGTCAGAACCATGCGCGCGGTTAGCCAGGCCATGCGTCCGCTGTCAGACCAAGAGCTGGCCGATTACCACACCAACGAGCGTATCAACGACCGGGGCGTGCTGCTTGACTTGCCACTGGCCAAGGCCGCTGTCGAGTACGCATCCGTCGAGCTTGACGAGATCGAGACGCTGGTGGCCGACTTGACCAAGGGTGAGATTAAGTCGGTGCGCAGCCCACGGATGAAACAGTGGGTCATGGACAGAGTCGGGCCGCAGGCGCTGAAGATGATGGAAGTCTACAAGGACGGTGACTTGAAGTATTCTATCGACAAGTCAGTACGCGCTAATTTGTTAGTTTTTGCCGAGGAAAACCATGAAGAGATTCCGGCCGTTGTTGCGGACGTCATTCAATGCGCAGATGACCTCTGGGCGTCGTCAGTTGCGAAGTTCAGCCGCCTTGCAGGCTTGGCAGACGAAGACGATCACCGAGTACGAGGTGCTTTTGTCTTCGCTGGAGGCTCTGCCACTGGACGCGCTTCGAGCTATGGCGCGCAAGTCCATAACTTCACACGCAAGTGTGCCGCCGAGCCAGATGATGTTAGGCACGCTATGGTCAGAGGCCACAGCATCACCCCAAGATTTGGAAAACGCGTTACGGATGTTCTCCGGTCGATGCTCCGGCCCGCACTGATACCCGCACCCGGCAAGCAGTTCGTGGTCGCCGACTGGTCAGCCGTTGAGGCACGCGTAACAGCTTGGGCGTCAGCCGACCCGCAGGCCGACGAGGTGCTGCAGGTATTCCGCGATGGCCGGGACATTTACAAGCGTGAAGCCGCCGGCATCTACCGGGTGCCTGAGAACGCGGTTGACAAAGATCAGCGCCAGATCGGCAAGGTCGCCATTCTGTCACTCGGCTTCGGTGGTGCTGTTGGCGCCTTCAGTGCGATGGGTCGTGCGTATGGTGTGTATATGGAAGAGTCTGACTCGCGCCGGATTGTAGACGCATGGCGCCGCGCTAACGCATGGGCGGTGCGCTACTGGGGCAAGCTGGAAGACGCCTACACGCGGGCGCTACGCAACCCTGGGCGGGAGTTTACCGCCGGTCGGGTCACCTACCTATACGACAAGCAGCATCTCTGGTACGCGTTACCGTCGGGTCGCATCCTGTGCTACCCGTTCGCAAAATTTGATGGCGACGAGATCACTTACGTCAAGGCCGCATGGAAGCCGGCGGCTGATGCCACCGAATGGCCGCGTGCCCGCTTGTGGCGAGGTCTGGCTTGTGAGAATATAACGCAAGCAGTCGCCAACGATCTGCTACGGCACGCTTTACGCCAGCTCGATGACGTCGTGCTGCATGTGCATGATGAAATTGTGCTGGAGACCGCCGACCCTGATGCACCCAATACCCTAAAGCAAGTGATGTGTACCCCGCCTGAATGGGCGGTAGGACTGCCTTTGTCCGCTGAAGTAGAAACAATGAATCGGTACGGCAAGGGCTAATAAAAAAGCCGCCTGGCAGGGCGGCTTCTTCAACTACAAGGACTGCAATGGATTTCATCGAATTTTATACTAATCTGGCTCCTATTGGTGAGACGGCACTGGTCGTGCGTCAGAAACCCAAATTGAAAAGCGGTCAGATCCAGCTGCACCCCGATGGCGCGGTCATCTGCACATGGCCGGCCTACCTGCCCGACTATCCGACCAAGCCCGACTGGGCGATCTACGGTAACACCGCGTCGTTCATCATCGACCGATTCAAGGGCGGGCACGTATCGGCTGCTGCTGCCAATGCTACGCATGTGCTGGTCATGGTGCTGGATGACGTGGGCGATCCTGAGAAGGCACCCAACACCCCACCCCTGCCGCCGACGTGGATCATCGAGACGTCTGCTGGCTCGTTCCAGTGGGGCTACGCCTTTTCGGATCAGCCCACTACGGGCGAGTACGCCGCGGCCATTAAAGCGATCTCAGACGCCGGCTACACCGACCCCGGCGCCTGCAACGCGGTGCGCAACTTCCGCCTGCCCGGCTCCGTCAACATCAAGCCAGGGCGTGAGCTGTTCGTTGCCCAGCTGACCGAGTTCCACCCCGAGCGTGAGTACAGCTTGCCCGAGATATGTACGGCGCTGGGCGTCACGCCTGCCGAGCCGGCGTCGCTGGGCGTGCGTCCTATCCGATTGTCGGATGACGGGGCGGATGATGTACTGGCGTGGCTGTCTGCGCAGGGCGTGCTGTTGTCCACACCGAACCCTGCCGGCTGGGCCGGCGTCATCTGCCCCAACAAGGACGAGCACACCGACGGCAACCCCGAGGGGCGCTACAGCCCGTCCACGCGGTCATATCGCTGCCTGCACTCGCACTGCGTCGACTTCGACTCGCATGCGTTCTTGGGCTGGGTATCGGCCAATGGTGGGCCGAAACACGCGCCTGGACTGCGTGAGGAGCTGCTGGCCGCCGTCATGGATCAGACGCTATCCAAACTGCAGCCGACCGAGGAATTTCCGAACAAGGGCGCCGAAGTGATTGCCGAAGTCGAGAAAAAGCAACTTGACCGGGTTGAGAAGGACAGCTGGTACAATCGTTTTTCCTACATTCTGAGCGAGGATTCATTTTTTGACATGGAAATGCGGCGCGAGGTCGACCGCGCAGGGTTTAACGCCCTGTATCGGCACGTTTTATGCCATTCCATCCACATCACCGGCAAAACGAAGCGCCGCATTGAAGCGTCGATCTGTTTTGACGAGAATCGCCAGAAAAAGGGCGCGTTGACGTTAGCAGGCATCACGTACGCCGCTGGCGAAAACGTATTGGTATCGCGTGAGGGTCAGGCGTACGGTAACCGCTGGAAAGATCACCGTCCGGTTATCCCGACCAATACGATTAGCCCGAAAAAATGGCTCGACCACGTTGAGCATATGCTTCCTGACCCTGTCGAGCGTAACCACGTACTTGACGTGATGGCGTACAAACTGAAAAACCCGAATGTTAAGATCAACCACGCGGTGCTGCATCTGGGCGTGCAGGGTAGCGGTAAAGATACCCTCTGGGAGCCGCTATTGTGGGGCGTGGGCGGCGCAAGTAAGGCGAACGTCAAAACCCTAAAGAACGAGCAGATAACGTCTCAGTGGGGCTATTCGCTAGAGTCTGAGATCATGGTGTTTGAAGAATTAAAAGAGACCGAATCGAAAGACCGGCGCGCGCTCGAGAATAACCTGAAGCCGATTATTGCCGCCCCGCCTGAGTTCTTGCAGGTCAACCGCAAGGGTTTGCACCCATATGACATTTTAAACCGCGTGTTCGTTCTGGCGTTCTCGAACGAGCGTGCGCCGTTGTCGTTGCCCAGCGAAGATCGCCGCTGGTTCGTAACGTACTCTGCCGCGCCGAGGATGGCGATTGACGAGGGTCGCGTGTTCTGGGAGTGGTACGCGTCCGGCGGCTTAGAAGCCGCGTGCAAGGTACTCTACGAGCGTGATGTGAGCAAGTTCAACCCAGGCGCTACTCCACCGTTGACCGAAGCGAAAATTATTATGGTCGAGCAAGGCCGGTCTACCGCTGAGTCGTATCTGGTCGAGATGATCGAGCGCCGGCTGGGTGAGTTCTCAGCGGGCGTAGTGGCCGCGCCGTTCTATACCCTCTGTGACAGGCTGCAAGGCGGCGCGCCGATGGGCACGCGTGTGGTACAGCAGGCACTCCTACACGCACTGAAAGAGGCCGGCTGGATCGATATGGGGCGGCTGCGGTCGCGCGATTTTGATGCCCGCAAGCACATTATCTGCGCGCCGGACTTGGCTAAGTCAGCCACGAAGTCAGAACTGCGCCGCATGGTCGAGGAAACCCCAGCGCCGTCAGCCGTGCGACTGGTCAAGTAAAAAAAAAACCCGTCAGGTTTTGGCCTGACGGGCAACCGAAGGGCGGCTGGAGAGAAGCCGCGTCACAATCCTAGCACGACAGCTAACAGCGCCGCAAGTATCAATCCGATGAGAGCGAACATGCGGCGTCCCCTTCAATGTCGCGGATAATATGGTCTTTCAGCAAGTCCACCACGTCAACGCCGCCAGCGTACGCGTGGATCAGCCACGCCGCGCCGGCGTAACCTACAGAGCGATCCGCCGGTTCCCAATCGACAAAGCAAAGCAGTTCCGTATCGCCGTGAGTGTAGGTGTACGGCCACAAGTGCTGCGGCCAGTGTGGCGCGCTGGTATCAATTTGGGTTTTCATTAGTCAATTCCTCTGGTATCTGTACTTCATTACCTAGTTTGCTTGCCACGTAGCAGCGCATGGCTGCGACTAGTGGTGTTGCCCCTTGTTTTTCAAATACAGAACCGTTGGTAATTATTGTGCCTATCCATGTACCTAGCCCGTCATAATCTAAACTGATACCTTCGCACTCAATGATCGCACCGCCGTTTTCCCAATCAACGGAAGGTTGGTAGTAATCCGGCACAGTTCCATCGTCATGCAATGTTCCTTCGCACTTAGCCACTGCCCAATCAAGCGCCGCGCCGCTTAGTTCTGCTGTTTTCATTCTGTCACCTCTTCAAGTAAGGGAATTGTCGGATCGTAGAGCGCCGTGCCAGTAGTGTTCAATTCGGGCCAATATTGGACCGGCTGCAGGAAATTGAGCTTGTCATACTGTCGCACGTATTCGGCCGTGCTCAGGTCCGATCGGACCGGAAATTTGCGTAAGTCTTTAGGCTTTTTTGTTTTGTACGGTTTGCGCGCCAATTTAGCCAATTCAAGCGGATCGCGATCAAATTTCACTTTGTACGTAGTGCCGTCAATGTTTATCGTTTGCATAGTTCAGTCTCCAAAAGGTAAGTATTGATCAGCGCCAGAGCCCGCTCAGCGCTTGCCAGGCCGTCATCCGGTTCCGGGTTATTGATTGCATCCGATATCGCGTCTCTGGCGCGCCAGAGTAGTGATTCATTCGAGCCGATAATATCGGCCGTTTCCTGCGCGCGCAGGATCGCGGTTTTTAGTTTTGCCATTGTGTTACCCCTCGTCTGTTAAATCGCAATTGTCGATTGTGTGTGAAATTATGTTTCCAAATTGACTAGATAAAAATTCCAGTTCTTCGCGTAGCTCTTGCCAGGCATCCGATTCACTATCGGCGCGCATGTGTACTACGCACTCAAAACGATATGTTTTCACCATAAAGCTTCTCCATGAGTCTCGATTGTAGGCACGGCGCGCGCCGGTACAGGCACGCGCCGAGTTATATACCGGCCGTTAGCCGGCGGATAATCTAGCCACTGGATAACCGCGCCAAAGTCATCCAGGCGGCCGTACTGCAGGCGATAGCGTATCAATAATCGCGGCCCTTAATTTGCACGAAACCGCCTGTATCCCGTTTTGCTTTGCCTTTGGCATAGAGTGCTACCACCACGCCGGCCGGCTCGATATGCCGTACGTCAGTGTCATCGCCGTCGACGACCGGCCAACCCCTAAATTCGGCCGGTATATCGCTTTGCTTTTGAAATACCACGGCCGTGCGTTGATTGTGACGGTTAGTCAGGCCCTTGATTGAAATCGGCTTAGGTGTAATGGCCGAAAATGAATACGTCAGATCATAGTTGCCGGCCGTTTTGCCGGTTAGATTGCGACTAGGGTGCTTTGTGTAGTCATACCATTGAACATCGGCGAAAATCTGGAAAATTGTTTTGCCGTCAATCAGGATATTTTCAAAGGGAATATCACTTGTCCCGTTTGGCCGTACCAGTGGAATGAGCCCTAGTTTTTCCGCACGGCGCGCATGTGACCAGGCATCCGCGCACATGGATAGCATGAAAGCACGTTGATTTTCTTTAAAAAATGCGGTTTTCTTTGCGCGCGCCAGTTGCGTTTTATTGAACGCGCCACGGCCGGCCGATTTCAGGCACGGTTCAAAGCAACCAGCCTGCATTGCAAAAGGACACAATTTTTCATCTGGTACCAGGTAACAGATAGCGGTTAAATACCCTATTTTTTCACCTTTGATTGTCTTTGCGCTGGATTCACCTAAAATCGGCCGATAGGGTAGGTTTTCGGCGCGCAATTGTGCTTTAAATGGATTTTGCATGGTCGGTTCCCTTCAGTTAGTTAGAGTGCAAGTAGCATAAAGACAAATACAGCAAGCGCGGCGAATCCAATGACAGCGCCGATAAGATCAACGAGTGACGGTTTCATGCTAATCCCTTTGCGTAGTGATACATAGACCAGCAATCGCGATTAGACCAGTAAACAAGATCATCCGCGTCCGACACTAGTTCACTTACTAACGTCAAAATTTCGCGGTTTTGCGTAGCGTCTTCATCACGCGGAAATTGATAGTTGATCCACTTATCAAAAAATGCCATGTATTCGCTGAATGTACTCATAATGTTTTCCCCTATTTGATTAAAAATTAAGCACTGATTTGCAATAAATTGTATTGCTGAACACCATCCTAGTCGATAACTTAAAAAATGTAAAGGATTCTTTTGCATTTATTTTGCATGCCAATTTGTCGCCAATCTTGGCCTTTTGTGCCCGCCAAAAAACGTGCGTTGTGACCCATGCGAGAACCTAGTCTGGAAGCGGCTTATGGTTATTTGTGGGTCATGTTCCATTAGTTATTTAAGGTTAATTTTTATTTATAAAGTGTTATCATAATGCTAACAGTTCCTAGAATGGGTGCGTATGCACGCGCACGGCAGCGATTTTAAACCGCTGGCAACATGACCCACATGACCCACATCTCAAAATGACAACAAAAAAGTTATCCACAGATTTGATAGCAATTTGCTAACAGTTAGTGACCACTAACCTATCATGTTAGTGACCACTAACTTGCCAGGCTAACAACCGTTAGTGAGTACTCACTAACCTGGTTAGTTAGTGCTTACTAACTTGTCAGCCTAGCAACTGTAAGTGAGTGCTCACTAACCTGGGGGGTGGGGGAGCCTGCGGCCGACCGGTCTCGAAAACGGAGGTGTTACAAACAATTTTTTTTTTATTTTTTGTTGGTAGCCAACATTGCCAACATGACCCACAAATGCGCTAATATCCGGCTATGTTCAAATCAATCCCCTTCACCCCGCGCAAAGTCGAAGCGACTGAGTCGCGTCTCCAGGCGATCTATGACGCTGCGGCGTTAGGACTGAAGGGCGACTCGCTTGCTTTGGCTGCGGGTATGCTGCCTACCGAGTTTAGGCAGCTGTGCGAACTAGACCCAGCGGCAGACATGGCGGTACTAAAAGGACGCGCTGACTCCGAGATAGAGGCCAGCGCACACCTGCGGGAAGCTGCCCGGTCTGGCGACAGCAAGGCGGCACTGGCTATACTCCAGCACGTCCACGGCTGGACAGCCCGGCAGGAGATTAGTGTGGACATCACGAACAAGATCAGCATCACGCAGGCGCTACAACAGGCGCAGGAACGCGTCATCGACGGCCTCATTACCGAACAGAAACCCCAGACACTAACTACTAAACTGACACATGGCGCAACAGCCGATCTATGACGCCGAGGGCGAACAGCTCCTGATGTCGCGCCTTTGGGCGCCGACTATCGCTGACGACCCCGAGGCGTTCGTGCTGTTCGCCTTCCCGTGGGGGCAACCCAACACACCGCTGGCCAAGTTCAAAGGCCCGCGCACCTGGCAGCGCAAGATACTGCGACGCATCGCCACCCACATCCGAAATAACCGAGGTCAGATCGACATGGACGCGCTCCGAACAGCGATTGCGTCTGGCCGGGGTATCGGTAAGTCAGCGTTGGTTGCCTGGCTCATCCTGTGGATGCTGACCACCCGCATCGGGTCTTCAGTCATAGTAAGCGCCAACAGTGAAGCGCAGCTGCGCTCCGTCACATGGGGTGAGTTAACTAAGTGGCAGGCGATGGTGATTAACAACCACTGGTGGGAGATCAGCGCAACCAAGCTGGTGCCAGCCAAGTGGCTGACCGAGTTGGTCGAGCGCGACTTGAAAAAGGGCACACGCTACTGGGCAGCGGAAGGCAAGCTCTGGTCGGAAGAGAACCCCGACAGCTACGCCGGTGTGCACAACCATGACGGCATGATGCTGATCTTCGACGAGGCAAGCGGTATCCCGGACGCCATCTGGTCAGTCGGTGCGGGCTTCTTCACCGAACCCATCTTAGACCGGTACTGGTTTGCGTTCAGTAACCCCCGGCGTAATCAAGGCTACTTCTACGAGTGCTTTCACGCCAAGCGTAACTTCTGGCAGACAGAGAACATCGACTCACGCACAGTCGAAGACACGGACAAGCAGATATATGAGCAGATCATTGCGGAGTATGGCGAGGATTCGCCGCAGGCTAGGGTTGAGGTCTACGGAGAGTTTCCTTCAGCTGGCGAAGATCAGTTTATTGGTGCGAGT